CCGCAGCCACCTTCCTTAATAGGGACGAGCCACTTGTACACGGCTTGAACGGAAACGCCCAGCATCAATGACACGGCCCGTGCGCCACCCAGCTTGTTGATGACGCGCCTAGCAACATGATGCGACCCATTCTGCATTTTGTACCTTCATTGTTGTTGACAACTAATCGTTGCATCTGTCATATTACATACGCTTAAAGGAGGCAAGCATGAATGACAAATTTAGCATAAACAAAGTCTGGACGATTGCGGAAACCATAAAAGCTAAAAATATGAACGAAGATGGGTACACCGCGAGAGAAATCGGCGCGGCCTTGGGACGAAGTCGAAATTCCGTAATTGGGTGGTTCCATCGAAGTGGCATTTCGTTGGATAAGGCTATGCCGAACGATACGGTGAAGATCATGAAACAGCCTAAAACTCGCGTAACTTCTTCACCGAAAGCGGTAAAAGAGCCGTTTAAGCCCCGATTGTTTTTCAACTCATTAACAAACAAGCCTATCGAACAGCCGACAGACGTTAAAAACGTCCCGTTTATGAAGATATCTGGGATGATGTGTCGATCTGTTGTCGGGGAACCAAAGGGCGTTGATACTATCTACTGCGGTGAGCCTACAGTCAAAGCAAGCAGCAGTTGGTGCGCGTATCATCATTCAATCTTTTATGGGTATCGAAAAGAAAATGTCGAAAACAAAATCACGCAGGGAAGTGTCAAACTATTTAACTGACCTTGGTCTGGAAGTTGAAGTTGTTCTTACGAAAAACCACTTGCGATATGTTTGCAAGAAGGGAACCCATGAAAAGTTTTTTATCAAAGCTACTTCGCCGTCAGACCACAGAGCAGAACTTAACTTCCAGCACGATGTCCGTCGCTGGCTTAGAAGTCTACCATCAGAAAACGAGGGAAATTGAAATGAGCATTAACCACATCACACAGAAAGCTGTTGCCAAGCAAACGCAGTTTAACAAAGAATACGGGAGCATGAAGCCCTTTTACACGCGTATGGCGGGTATTCTAAGCCACACGCTGGGGCGTGAAGTCTCCTTGCGGGAGATAGCGTTGTTCGAACTTGCCCACGCCCAGACGCGCATTGCAATGAACGAAATGGACCCAAACGCCTACCACGACATGATCATCGCATCGTCAGCCGCCGCTATGTTTGCACATGAGAAAACACTCGCGTTCGAAGAAACAATGCTGACGGAAGTCGAAGCTGCATTGTCTGATAGCCTTCACGGTGAAAGCCATGCGTCTTAGTATTATTATTCTTTTAGCTGTGACATTGTCCGGCTGTTCATGGGTCATCCGCGAGGGTGGCCCAGTTCCAAAACGGGAAATCATTCGTGGACCATAAAGAATATTTTGTTGAAAGCTTTGTAGCTTCGCATCACGCCGTATTTAAAGTTGCGGAGTGGTTTCACCATCAATGGAATATGAGTATCGGCATAAAGGGGAAAACGCTTTCCCCTACTTATGAAGAGCGTCACCAGTATTCCGACGATGGCGATATTCTTTATAAAAGGCCGGGAAAAGACAAGTGGGAGATTGCGGAAGTCAAACACAAGAACATGCATTGGACGGATGAAGCGAGTTTTCCGTTCAATACTGTTTTTGTATCCAACGTGCATAGCGTGGAACGGGGACACGAGCCTCACCTATGGGTACTCGTCAATCGGTCGTTGACACATGCGATCATAATACCAAAGTCTACAAAAAAGTTTTGGATTAAAGAGGCGGTTTACAACCGTAATTCCCAAAAGGACGAAGAAAAATATTTGTGCGCCAAGCACTTAGTGCAATTTCATCCTATAAAAACATATGAGGTTGACGTCTAATTGCTATGCTGATATAAACGTAGTGTCAACAACGGGAGATTGATATGGCACTTACACCTGAACAGATAGCTAAACGGCGATATTCAGTCGGTGGGTCTGATGCTAACACCATCATGTCAGGTGACATGAAGCGCATTACCCAGCTTTGGAAAGAAAAGCATGGGGACGTTGCTCCGGAAGACCTGAGCGATATTCTGCCCGTGCAGATGGGTTCGTTTACTGAACCTTTGAACATTCAGTGGTTTACGAAACAGACGGGCCGCATCGTTACCCAGACGGGCGAAGAGCATCGCCACCCCCTATACCCGCACATTACATGCACACTGGATGGCATGACGGATGATGGGAAAACTGTTTTTGAAGCGAAGCATGTATCTCCCTTCGCCAAGGAAGAAGGGTTGATGGACAGGTATATGCCTCAGCTTCACCACAATATGTCCGTCATGGGCGTACGCCAAGCTGTCCTTTCTGTGTTCTTTGGGAACCTACGGTGGGAACGCTATGATGTTATTTATGATGACTTCTACGGTGCAGTCGTTACGGACTCTGTGAATAAGTTTTGGAATGCAGTTCAAAACGACATTTCGCCTGAACTGGTGTTTGCGGAAGCACCAAAAGAGTTCGTCGCCCGCGCTGATATGAACACGAACAACATGTGGGCGCATTACGCTGGTCAGTACAACGACATGAGCAGTTACAAGGCTATGTGGGATGAGGCGGTTGCTGGCCTGAAAGAACTTGTCCCTGACGGTGCGCAGGAAGCGTACGGGCATGGCGTGATTATTAAACGTGATAAGCGCGGGGTAATGCGCGTACGGGGTGAGAAGAATGACAATATCTGAAGAAAAAGACATCGTAACTATTCAAGCGGATACGATTGAAGAAGTGTTGGAAAAGCTGGAAGTAAACCCCGGTTCCATCCTCTTAATGCTGACAATGGAAGAAGATGGGATTGGCTGTCATGTGCAAAACCCGCACATGTGGCCTGAGAAACTAAGACAAACAATGTGTATGGCGTTGGTATCCGTGTTGAAAGAAATACGGGAATCGATGACTGACGAAGAAGAAACAATGAACTGAGGAAAAGATTATGATCAACACAAGCCAAGAACTGGACGCATTCGCTGAAGCTTTTGCTAAAGCGCAGGGTGAACTGACAAACCCGCCCAAAAATAAAGTAAACCCGCATTTCAACAGCCGTTACGTCGATCTGTCTGACGGTTTAGACGTTATCCGCAAGACATTCAGCAAGAATGGCCTCGCTGTGATCCAAGGGACGACGTTTGAAAACGAAGTCACCATCCTGACAACGCGCATCTTGCACAAGTCTGGGCAGTGGATGGAATGGACATACCCCGTATCTGGTTTGGACACGCATCAGAAGATGGGGTCCGCAATGACATACGCCCGCCGCTACGCCCTGTTTAGCATTGTCGGGGTGGCTGGTGAAGATGATGACGATGGCAACGCTGCGTCCGCTCCTACGGCCCCCAAGCCCGCTAAGAAAATGGCGGAGCCGGGATTTACTCCTGATCAAAGCGCAGAAGAACGTCAATTGATGATGGATGAACTGGAAGGCATTGCAAGTTTGCAAGACTTGACGATTTGGGCATCTGATAACCGCGTTCGCAAGAACAAGCTGACGCCCCCAGATCAGGCGGCGGTAGCGGATTGGTTCCGCAGCGTCCAAGCTAAGTTAAAATAACATGGGTGAGGTATTCACCATGCGGCGTAGGGGGATGAAGCTGGAATGCGTCACCCCCTATGAGGAAGACCTGTTATGCGAACTGCCGGAGGGTAAAGACTTAAATGTCATTATCACCCGTCGGAGAAGCCAGAAACAGCACAAGTTTTTCTGGGCGTTGATGACTAAGATTGCGGAGAACCACGACACCTATCGCCGCCCAGAACAGCTACTACTTTGGATTAAGATACGCCTTGGATACGTTGAAGAGGTCAAGTTCCACAATGATGAAGTATGGTGGACGGCGAAGTCCATCAGCTTCAACGCAATGGATCAAGGCGAGTTCATGGCCTTCTTTAATGCGGCTTTAGACGTCATCTGTGTCGAAGTTATTCCAAACCTAGACAAGGAAGCCCTTGTCTTTGAAATTGAACAGATGCTTGGTTTTAAATTAGAAGAGATATGGGGTAAAAAAAATGGCATATGAACCAAAAGACGGGGACTTTGTCCTTAACATTAACAAGCGGAAGCAAACAGCTAAACACGCTGATTACACTGGTTACATCCGGCAGGGCGGCAAAAAATTCTTCTTGAACGGCTGGATTAAAGAAAACAAGGAAACAAGCGAAGAGTTTATTTCCGGAAGCGTCGGCGATGAAATGACCTCTCAGCAGGGCTACGGATCAGCGCAAGCCGCCACTGGGTTTCCCGGACGTAAAGTAGCTGCGGAAACCGCTCCCCCTGCTCCCGCTCCTTATCAGGCTCCTGCGCGTGATCCGCTGGATGACACTATTCCCTTTTAGGAGGTAGCTATGGACACCAAAGCTCGCTTTAAGAACGCATCGTTTGATCAAACGTTAACCCTTTTGTCTAAAACCCCGCGCCAGCGCAGGGCGACTATGTCACATGGGAACATGTTCAAAAGGAAGAAAAAGCTCTGGGAAGAAGGAGAGTATGAGCAGACTGAAAAGAAAGATGATTCTGGCTTTGGTCATGTTCATGCTCGCAAGAAGCCCAAAGTTTCTCTTGCCCCCGTTCAGTTTACAAAACGGAGGTTAGATGGCGAAACGTAAAACAATTAGCGCAAAAGCTCGTGTTGCATTGTTTCAGAAACATAATGGCGTATGCCATTTGTGCGGAGGGAAGATTAATGTTGGTGAAGCTTGGGAAGTTGAACACGTTATACCATTTGCTATGGGTGGCGATGATACGGAAGATAATTGGCGTCCCGCACATACCAAGTGCCATAAGGTCAAAACTGTCGAAGATGTTGGTAACATCGCAAAAGCGAAGCGGCGCGAAGCGCGTCATATCGGGGCTAAGGTTTCAAAGTCGCCAATGCCGTTTGGGCGTCAGTCAAAATTCAAGCGTAAAATGGATGGAACAGTCGTTCTAAGGGAGAAGTGAAGTGACTAAAGTAGTGCCTGATGTAGTGACGTTAAAAGATTTTGACGACATGGTGTTGGAAAACGTCTGGGAAGAGGCGTTTATGCTCGCGGATGATATGATCCCCGTTTTACTAGAAGCATCTAAGAAACGTGGATACGAAACCCGTGGTCCTTTCAACGATGCAATGAAGATGACAATCCGCCGCACTCTTTCGCTTATGCTCGTCTGCTGCTTTATGAACAAGTCTGACCTTGACACAAATAGCCTTGATGACGCCCTAAAGGCGAGCAGGACGGTCGCTAAGAAGTTTCTTGCGGGTCAGGGAGCCTTTGACAAATGACGCCCGTCCAGAAGGTCGTGTGGACCAAAAACGCCAAACCAAGGGAGCAGCTTCTTATGCTGCGCCTCATGGATGTCTATGGAACCCGTTGCGAAGTCACTATGGATGAAATGGCGGTAGGTGCGGGGATGGGCAAGCCAACGCTCATTAAGACGCTACGGGGGCTAAAAGAACTAGGCTGGATACAAACGGAGCGGGTGTACAAAGAGAACGGCTACAAGCGGTTTAAAAGCCTGTCGGCAATCGCTTACGTCTTCACCGTGTGAAAAAGGGGGGAGAGCGGATACAATCAACGCTCTCCCCAAGTCTAGGGAGGAAACGCCACGGAGGCGTCCTATTAAGGTACTATACGCCTAGACTTTACGCAAACTTTTCGTAGCTTGCCGCAAGCTTTTCATCGTATTTATTTTGGGCGTATCCGGGGCCATTGTAGCCACGAGCAAACCCCGCCCAGTTCAGTGACGCCAATTCATCCGCCAAACCCGCGCTCTTAATAAAGTTCCCCATTTGCAAAAGCTGGTTCGCTTCGCTTTCTTTTGCTGCTTCCACCATTTCCTGTACGGAGGCGCATCCAGCAAGTTTGTAGTTGGACCCCATGATCTGGCCCATCCCCCAAGAGGTGGACATCAGGGCGGCAGTTTCGTCGATCTCACACGCAGCTTCCAGTTCCGCGTAAACAGCGTCAGAACCTTTAGGATACGGCTTCTCACCCCACTTGGGATAAGCAAGGCCTGACGCTACAGCCTGATCCAACTTGTCTGGGTCACTCTTTAACTGACGATAGAAGATGTGGCGTTCAAACAGAATCTTAGGACGCCCAGCAGCGTCAAACCCGCTGCCAGCAGCTTCCACCGCAATTACAGCGCGGAAAGCAGCATAAGGTACGCCAAGATGAGTAGCACAAGCGAGGATGTCGTCGTCATTAGCTTTTGTAGCCGTTCCGTGAAAGTTCATTTTAATGTTTCCCTAGCTGAAAGAGCATCAGTTTTGGCTTTGCTGCCAGCGGAAGACCCGTAATAAAAGTTTACTACACCCGTCCACGCTGTTCCCAAAGCCCCAAGCATCATAAGTAGTGCCTCAGTACCTGTGGGCGGCATTCCCTTAACGAGCATCCATACCAGAATACCAAAGAACCCAACAGTGATAAGAATCGCAAGAACGCGAGGTATCCAATCATTCGTGTGGATTTGCATATCCCGTGCGCTTTTACGGTCATCGACAGCTAGGCGTTCAACGTCAATGTCCAGTTCTTTCATCTGGACTTTAAAATCGTTTTCAATCTTCTTTATTGAAGCGATTTGGTCTGGTGTTGCAGCAGCAAGTGCAGATTTAATGTCATCTTCTGATCCGTCACCATGCCCCAAGAGTGCATTGGATAAAGCTTTGACTGCCATGCCAGCAACAGGACCACCAAGAGCCGTAGCGATTGTCGGTGCAACATTTTGAATCAACTTCCCAAAAGGTCCAAGGTCCATTATTTCATCCTCGCTTCGATAAGAGAAATGCGTTTATCTAGTTCTGCGCGAGCAGCCGCAGATTCCGCCCGAATTGCTGCGCGGGCGATTGAAGCGTCCGCATTCATTTCAAGACGCTGACGATCAATGGCAGACATAGATTTTTCACGGTCAAGCGTCATGGCAGCACGAGCCAACGCCGCATCCCGTTCAACCTTATCAATTTTATCGTTCAGTTGTTCGCGGATTTGCGCCATGTCGATGGTCGTACCTTGCGGAGGAATCGCCTTGTTTTCACTGTTAACGACAATAGCAATCCTAGACTTTAACTGAATGATCTCGTTGTTCGCTGTGCTAAGTGCCGTCATGAGGTATACGACGCAAGAAAACAGAATTGGTATCCCCGCGAAAACAATTTTTTCAATCAAAGCACCTTTGCTGGCTGACGCCGCAAGGATTTCCTGCATCTTAACTTGCGCGGCTTCTGCTTCGTTCATTGTCATTTAACCCCTAAAAGTATAATCCCTACGCAAAGGATTATACTGATACCAAACATAACAATCAATGTGACGGCTGTTGCATCGCGCAATTCTTCCAGCTTCTGAGCGCGTTCACGCTCTTCTTCCCACTTCTGCCGTTCAATCTCTTTACGGATGTTAATGACTTCTCGCTGGATTTGATCCCACGCGGCGAGGCCGTATTGGCTGATAAACAGCCCTCTTGCCCGTATTGCCAACTCCTGCGCTTCAGCGCGAGCGGTGTATCGTTCAATGGCAATCTGTTCGACGCCCTTGCTACTGAAAAACTGTCGCTTAGGAGGTGTAGCAGCAATCTGCGTCAGCTTTGCAAGGTTCCCCCACAGTTCTGACAGGTCACCCGCCATAGACTGCACCTGTTTACCAGCCGCAATAGCAGATTGGATGCCGCTATAAGCCGCTTGTGCCGCCGCTAATAGCGTCAACGGGTCCATGTAAGCTCCTATGGGTTCCTAGCTTTAGCGATCCTTAAAGCGTGAACGATTTTTTCGTCAGGCTCATTTAGCAGACCTTTAGTCCGGGAATCTATGTATTTCTTAGCGTCCTTAAACAATTTGTCTGCTTCAGGAATACGCCCACCAGTGGACCTTTTAATAGGTCCGCCACGGCTTTCCAGCGGGTTTTTGCTTTTGCGGCTAAACGTGCCTTTGTTGCCCCAAGATGACTTATACACGCCGGGGTCAAGAGGACGATACGCATCAATCAGCACCGTGCCTGATTTGTCAGTTTCAAGGTTGTTTTTGTCGCCCTTGTAGCGTTTATAGCCACCGTCAAAAACGTCTTTGTGAATCAAAGCGTCGTGCTTCATTTTGCGCAAAGCTTTAATAAACTCAGGGTTGTCGCCCAAAGCGTAAAGATCAACACGACCACGACCTAGCGTTTTAAGGATTTCTTCAGCACCCCACGGACTCTTTCCGTCAGCGCGAACTTCCCTAGCTAAGGCTTTAAAATTCTCATGGGAATAACCAGTATCAGACTGGGCGTTACTGTTTTCCACGGTTTGATCTAGCGTTGACAGTATTTTTGCAATATCATTGTACCCTAGCTTGCCTTCTTTAAGCGCAGTTGGCTTAGACAAATCCAAAGGCAAACTTTTGAACACATCTTCAAGATGGGCGTGACCACCCAAATGGCGCAAATCGATTGGGTTGTTCGCGGCGAAATGATATTTGCCAACGTTAGATTGATTGACGGTGTCCCCGTGAAAGTTGAAAGGAGTGCCAGCATATACGTCCGCAACGTACTTATCCGTTGCAAAGGAAGGAACCGCCCGACCTTTTGTCGTTGGCATTTCCCCCGCTGGATGAGCGCGACGTTCCCCACGATAAACTGTGAGGGGATCACCCGCTTCATTCAACGTTTTAGCATCCTGCTTATAAGCATTAAAGTTCTGCTGCCGCATAGGATCATCAATAGGCAATGGCATCACAGGTTGCGTAAGGGTGCGCCCGCCATCATCCCGTTTGGTACGGGATTCGAACCTTTCATCAACGGGTGTTTCTTCCGACTCTGCAAAGTTCCCCTCTGCACGGTTACGCAACTGCTTCGCCCGCCCCGCCCAGCCCTTCTGGCGACCCTCATCGCGCCATTCCTTTGGATAGTACCCAGAAGCCCAAGCGGGGGCTACAGGGCCAATATTTTCGTCTTTAGGCCTATAGTGCTGCCGCCAGTCATATGTTGTCTTGCCGCCGCCCGCATACCCTACGCGACCACCGTCAGCCCGCTCTTGCGTTGAACTGCCGCTCTGCAAACGTTCGTTGGCAATTTTCATGCCTTCTTTAATGCCATCTTCCGTAAACTTCCGTGCGGCATCAGACATTTTTGATGTCGCGTCATTTACACGGTTTGCATTAAACTTAGATTCACCAGCTTGCACAGAAATGCCATAGGCAACGCCCGCCATAAAACGGTTGATGCCATCCCGGATTTCCGGTTTCTTAAAAATTTCATCGTAAGCCGATTGAAAATCCGCTGGGTTCGGGTTTGTGAATTTGTTTGCTATCTGCCGTGCGTAACGTTCGCCCATATAAAAATCTGTTACACGGTATGCTACCGCTGGGATAGAAAAAGCAGCGTGACCAAGGAACAAGTCAATACCGCCCGCGCCCGGAATATAAGCGTTGCGCAAAAAGTTGGTAAAAAGATTACCTTTCCCACCCAACTCTTGCGCACGACTAGCGGCGTCATTAGCAAGCACTTCGCCCTTTAAAAATGTCCCAAGGCTTTGAAATTCATTTTTCCCAAGGACTTCAGACAACGTTTTTTCAACGTCAGGCTTCGTCAGCCACGTTTGAATTTTGCGATAGGCAAGCTGTGAGTCAATTGGCGCACCACGGGTAGGACCGCCACCAGTGATCCCTTTATTATGAATCCAATCAATAACGCCGTATTTGAAAAACTCTTTCTCTTCCGGCGTCATATTCTTCGCTTCATTAGCAAATTTAGACGTCTTATTGGTGTCCCCAAGGCTGTTCATGAAATTAGAACCAGCGTCTAGCGCATTGCTTTCCCGGTGGAACTGAGCGCGGGTATCATGCGCCTTAGCGTAGATATCATTTTCATTGCGGAGAGTATTAACAATGTCGTCCGCCCAACTTTCAATTTTTTTTCCAGCAGCGCGGTCAATCGGAAGAGATGTTTTGCCCTCCGTGCCTTTCGCAACGTTGCGGAGATAAAGCTGAAGATTGTCCAAATATTCAGCGTTGATGCTCTCTGGGTTTAGAATTACGCGCTCATTAAGGTTCATTCCCTTAATGCCAGCTTTAAGCTCATCATAAATTTGTTTAGTATTAAACGCTTTGCCCGTGTCGGAAGGGATGTTCGGATCGTACCCGTAAATAGCATTCACATCAGCGGGCTTTAGTTTCGCCAAGTCGCCAAGTGTTTCAACACCATTTTCTTTTAAATGAGCCGCAATATTTGGATCAAGGTTGGACGCCGAAATGTCCATTTCCGCCCTTGTACCAAATGGGCTTTTATAATCTTCCCCTTTGCGGGCGGAAAACTTCTTGTCAAACGAAAACAACGCGCCTTCCACGGATGGGTCTTGCAGCGCCTTATCCCAATTTGGTGACCATGTACCCGCTGCATTGGCGGGGAGGTTTGCTTCCGCAAAATTCTCGTGATTAATCCTATCCGCAAAACTTTGTGCTTCAGTGCGAACTTTATCAATGTTGAACTCGCCATCCTCAGCTACACCCGCCATTTTTTTAAAGAAACTGCGCCCGCGCTCCGAAGCGCCAGCAAGACGGTCATTCAACTCTTGTTTTAGCTTTACAAGCGCATCTGGGTGGTTTTTGAATTGCTCTTGAAGCCAAGCGTCAGTTTCTTTAGTGCGGTAATCAAGAGGGTTAACGTCCGCGCCAGCAGCTTTGGCCTCTTGCATCTTTTTAAACCAAAGGCCTTCCGGGTCTCCGATTTTCTGCTTTTCCATAAATGTCGTGAGAATTGGGTCGTCTTTGCCAAGCGCTTCACGGATAAAATTAGGCGTCATACGAAGGTTTTGCCACCATTCTGGGGCCATTTTGTTATAAGCAGCAGCAATAGTTTTGCCGCCAGCGCCAATTCCAGCGCCGAACATTGCGCCTTCTTTAGTCGCTTCACCGATATCCGCTTGATCAGATGGCTGTGCCGTACCAAAATACTTGTTCCCAGCAGCGGAAGCTGCACCCCAAGCACCGCCTTCTGCGCCCATGCCAGCCACTTCCGCAAGTCCGGGTGCAGCTTTTGCAAGGGTTCCTATTTCTTGTGCTGCCTCCGCAGCCTTAGCCGCTTTAGCAATTTCAGCGGCAGATGCACCAGCCGCCGTCAAAGATTCTAACGTTCCCGCTGTTTTGGCAATTTCAGCAGCGCGAGCCGTATTAATAGCGGTGGATGTGCCAGCGCGAGCAGCAGCACCCGCCCAGCCAACGCCGGGGATAAACATCATAGGAGCGATCTGTGCCAGTTCCCCGCCAAGCTTTGCGTAAGGGTGCTGTTTGTTGACTTCCCGCTCATAAGCCTCGCGCTGGTTACGCAAATCTTCTACGCGCTCACCAACGGTGTTGCCTTGGCCTTCACCTTGATACGCCTGAACGTAACGTTTGCCAGCTTGGAAAGCGGGGCCAACAAGAGGGACGTTGCCAAGGCCTGACATAAACGCGCCTTCTGCACCCTCTTCTTTTACCCGCTTACCTTCTTTTTCGGAATATGCATTAATTTTGGCTTCGCGTTCTTTTTCAGCCGCTGGTATTTCTTTAGGGGCCGTAGCTTCTGCGCTTTGGGGGGAACCAATATCCTTACCCATGATATCGCTAAGTTTGACGCCAGCAAGACTAGATGGTGCGGCAGTTTGGGTTGGCTGCGCAGACGATTGCCCACCCCCCAGAAAAGAAGACAAAGGTTTGCTCTTTAGGTCTTCAGCCGTAACTTCTGGGATATCAACCATGATTCACCTTTAGTCAAAAATGCGCGATGCGTTATGAACCCCAAATTTTTCTTTGGCGAACTCGTTAAACTGTTTTGCAGTAATAAGGTGATCCGTATAAAGCCCAACGATATTGTAGTTCTTGCCGTTATATTTCACCATCATGTCTTTGTTGTTTGGATCAACCATCTTCGCAACAATATCAGCATCTTTGGTGTAATTCGTAATTGGGTTTGCCGCCTGAACAGCAGCCGCAACATTGCCGTAACCGTTCTGGTTGGTCATTGCGCCAAATTTTGTTACAACGTTATAGTTGTCTTTTGCCAAGGCGCGGGCAGCGTACAAGTTACCAAGCAAAGCGGCATTTGCCCCCGGCTGGTTAGCAGTTGTAGGCAAGCTATTAGTGGTACGTTCCAACCAACCTTGCGCCACTTGCATGCCGGGGTTCTGCGCACGAGACAGTGCAACGCCAAGTTTTTCCATTTCGGTTTTAGCAACAAGGGCATCATTCAATTCACGGAATTTTGCTGGGTCAAACTTTATCCCAGCATCAGCCGCTAGTTTTTTCATGTCAGTGTCTGAAATGCCAAGACCGTTTAGTGAAGTGGCAATAACGTTACCCAGTTTATAACGAGCATCTGATCCCGCTCCGGATACCCATGGCCCTTGTGTTGGCACGTTAGCGAGGGCTTTTGCGTAAGTCGCAAGGTTTACGCCAGAATCACGCGCAGCATAAAGGCCGTTAGTCGCTGCTTTTTTCTGCTCATCGTACTCAGTTTGCCATTTGTCCCAATTTAAAGCTTGCTTGGTAGATGGTTTCCCCGCAAGTTTTTTAAGAATTTCTTCTTTATCCACGTTTTCAGGTGTATCATCATAAATTGAACCTAAATCAAAATTGTCTTTGACCCTTTGCGCAACACTTTGAACTTTCGGGGAAGCTTTTGTTGGGTTCGCAATATCTTCAGGCGTAACACTTTTAAGGGCGTCAGGGTCAATCGTTACTTGCCCTTCCCCACCAACATTGACCGCACCTGTCCCGGTTTTGCCGCCGCCCGGTTTATTTGTGCCGCCAACGGGAACAGTATTGCCAGCTTCTGGAAGGTCAGTAACGCTAACTTCAGGCTTCATGGTCCTTGGATTAACGTTAGAAGTACCAATCCCTAGCGGGTTTTTAAACAGTACGTTCTGCGAATTAGCAACCGCCTGTTGCGCTTTACCTTCATTCTCTTTGGACATTGTCTGTGCGGAAGCAAGCTCCTGCTGCGCCTTGTTCTGCACAGTCAGTTCATCAGCATACGTCATAATGGCGTTGCTGAGTCCCTTAGCTGGGCTACCGACAGTACCCATCATTGCGCCGCCAGCTTTAATCAAAGCGAGGCGTTCAGCAGGGGTCGTTTGAACGCCAAGCATGCCAAGGAGGCCAACCTTCTCCGCCTTCTGCTGGAAAGGAATGTTCCCCTCTTCACCGCGAGAAGTACCGGAACGGGATGGGCCTTGCTGACCGCCACCGTACTGAATTTGGCCTTCACCTGATTGATCGTTATTCATGCTAGACCTCGTTTCACGGCTCGTCGTATTATTACGCATGCTAGGCGGCATGTTAGCGCGAAGAACGTTCTCAGGGGCGTTATTCAGCTTTAGGGCGTCATAAACGCTGATTTTGTTCCCTCCGGGAATGTTCCCCAGCACATTACCACCAATGTCCTTATAACCCAACCACGCCGCATCAATTTTAGATGCAATCTGTGGCGTAAGGCCATTTTCTTTCAAATCTTCAGAAAGGTTACGCCCAGTGTTGTTGCCGTAAGATGTAGAAGCGTTTTTCCAAAAAGCCTTGTACTGGTTAGGTACGGTCACGGGCGTATTTTCACCCGCAACTTTATTCCAAGTACCACCAGTGAACCCAAACAACCCATACGCAGAACTTGTCCCGCCTTTTCCAGCGCGGCCCGGGTGCAAACCATTTGTATCATAAGTCTCCTGTCCACCTTGCATAATATCAGGGCGGTTTCCAGATTCGCGGGTACTTATGTAGTTAGCAAGCGGCATTGCGTGAGGGGGAGGCTCCCACCCGCGCAATTGGTCCGGTACATCATCCCCTGTGTCATTAATGGGCATTACTGGCTCCCAAGAAGATACGCTGACGCAAGAGCTTCTTGGCTAGGGGTGATTGGAAGAACGCCCGTACCCAAATTGCTCATCGCCATGTCCCTTAAATCACCCTGTGTCGATAGCCCATAGTTCATCGTTATAGGAGCAACGCCCGACTTTGGTGCGCTAGGACCACCTACAGCGCGGTGCTGACGGGTAATACGACCACCGCGTTTTACCCACCATTCATCATCACCACCATAATTGTAGTCGTTAGTTTGGTAATCCGGGTAAACTATTTCGTTAGTGGGAGTCCAATCCGACCAGTCAGTGGTATCCGTTTTAAAATCTGTATTAGTGCCTGTGTTCCAATCCGTCTGGTTGTTGGTATCTGCGGTGTTATACCAATCATTGTTCCAATTTGTATCAAACTTAGAATTATCAACGGTATCGTTGAAGCCAGTAGTGTCGAAATTAGCCGTTTCCCATGTCATAGGCTGGCTTTCAAATAACGGCATAAAGTCTCCTGCGCTGTCAAACGTAATTGGTGCGGCGGGAACGTATTTATCAATCTCACCAACATCGAAAGATTTGCCAATGCTTGACTGGTCAATGCTAGGCATAAAATCAATGTTTGATGTATTGTAGTTCTGCATAAGGTCTTGGTTCTGATTCCGGTACATATCCCCGTAATATTTATCAGCTTGCTGCTGCGACTGATCATACCAATCCTGCGCGGAACCACGAGCGGAACCAAACTTATCATACGCATCTTGCTGCTGCTGCCCGTACGACCCCTGCAAGCTATCAATATAGTTGTTATACTGTTCCTGAGCGGAAGAGCGAGATTGGTTAAACTTGTCTTCCATCGCAGCCTGTGCTTGCGCATAGGCATCCTGATTGGGAGCAAGACCATTTTTATATGCTTCAGCGGCTTTTTCATGAAGGGCGGCATTCTCCGCTTCGTATTTCTGCCGCGCAGCTTCCATTTGCGCTGCTAAATGGTCTTCAGCATTTTGATATGCTTGATAAGCCGGGTTTGCCCGGTTCAACATATACTGTTCCCAACTAGGCCCACTGGGAGTATCCCTGTGGCCTTCGTTGTACGCCCTAGTCAACTGGTCATATTCATACTGTTGCCTTTGCCTATATGCGGCCCGAACTTCGGGGGCTTGCCCGGGAACATCTTGGTATGCACGATATCCCCACGCGCCTTTGTTATAATCAATAGGTTTGCCGTTTTCATCCTTGCCAGTGGCATAATGTTCCGCGTTGGTCATTGGAATTTTTTCGGATGGCTCTGGACCGAGACGGGACACAGCAGCCTGATAACTATTGTTCAAGTTACCAACTGCCCCCTGATATTGCTGATCAAGTTTGCTTACAGCCGCCTGATAGTTGGCGGTATACCCATTTTCATAGGTGTTGTATTTGTCCTGCAAGTCAGCTTTTGCACCCGCGTAATTTTGCTGGAGCGTGTTCAGTGCTTGATCATATTGGGAACCATAAGACGATTTTGCCGCATCATACTGCGTTTGCAAACTATCCAGATACTTTGATTGCGCACTGTTAATGTCGGAAATGTTTGTATTGTACACGCCTTTAAGCGAATCCAACGTATTATTGGATGCGTACTTGATGTTGTTGTTATCAACTGGTGTCTCCAGAATATTCTGTTTTTCCGGCACGGTTTGTGTTGATACAGCGTTGCGGGTATCAGCCGCTGACGTATTTGCGCTAATAGCGGAGAGAGCTTCTTCCGGGGTAAAGCCCATGTTGATATATTGTTGATACTTAGGGTCCGACGTTGGGTCGTTTAAGTTAGCTCCGGTTGATGGCTGCATGGCAATTTCTGCTGCATCCAATGGCCTTGCGTTACCAACAGACTGAGATTCTTTTATAATTTCTTGGATAGCGTCATCACGAAGACCCATCGCCTTCAGTTCATCGTACGAAGCTTTTTCCAAACCATTGTTTTTGGCAAATTCAACGGCGTTTTCAGGCTGAATTAATTCTAAAGGAAGGCCGTTTTCAAGCCCACCAGCAACATTTACATTTGGGTT